TCCCGCCCTTCCCTTTCAGTGTGCTCGCCCCCTGGGTGGTCCCAATTGCCCCCCCCTGAAGACGTGCCTTGGCCCACCAAGTGCCCGTAACATCCGTCTTGTCGGCGTAAGACTCGGGCACTTCCTTGACCGTACAGGTCAGCGTCGCCTCGTTAGCAGAACACTCACCAATCTTGGTCCCGTCGTCCAGCGTGAACGGGAACGATGCCGCCCACGTGAACGGAGCCTTGCCCTCGTTCGGCACTGTCGAGACGGTGAAAGACTGCCCGACTTCGAGCTTATTGACGGCCCAGGTACCGCCCACGTTGACCTCAGAAGAGGTCTGTCGAGACGAGGACGTAGCCTTCGTGACCTCGGCCTTGATCTCTGTGTTGTCGGCGGCGTTAGTAGCGGCAGCAGCCGAGGTGATCATGAGCATTGCGACACCAACGGTGCCGAGAAACTTCTTCATGTTCGTTCCTTTCGTAGTAGTTCGGCCTGACAACTAAGAGCATAGCTGACAGGCCGAACAATCCACAACAAATAACAGTGTGACTCTACTCACAACATGATGAAGACCAGCGCATCTTCCTCTCGCACCCAGTCACCCTTCGCCCTCTCACCCTTCGGCTTAGGAACCGGGACAGGCGCAGGAGTTGGAGTCACCACGACAGGCGGCTCAGGTCGAGCAGGTGTCGGCGGCTGCGAAGAGGGTGTTGGTGGCACCACGATGGGGGGTTGTGGCTCAGGAACTACAGGCTGGGGCTGAGGCTTCCGGTCTTCCGCATACTTAGCGGCTATTTCACTAACCACTGTACTAGGCACTGTTACCTCACCAGGTTCATCAAGACTAACGACACTAACAAAGCCAATAATCATCTGGGACGGGTACTTATCCTTGTGCTTCGTCGCATCAACATATTCCCGATTGCCCTCATACTCAAGGAACGAACCACCGATAATATGCGACAGCCGGATAATCCACCCGTTCTCAGGGTCAGTAAATGGTGTTGGGTCGTCCATCTCCGAATACTTAACTGTGTGGATAAGTGTGCTATCCAAGTAGAAGTCAACCCTGTCGTTGAGCTTTGCTACACTATAAGTATTTAAATCTGTCTGACCATTGTAAGTATTGTTTTGAAGGTTAATATCCGCTAAGTGCTCAACATACGTCTTTGGTTTTTGCTGGCTCTTAGTAGGTGCGCCAGCACGTGGACTGTGGGTATTAACCTGGTAATCTTTTGGTTGCCAACCCTTAGCCTCAAGAACATCAATCTCGCCACAGGCAGGCCAGTCTCCCTTAGTTCCAGTCATCCAGATACCAGGCCACGAAGATGGTGCACTCGGCAGCTTCGCCCGCACTGACAGAATGAACTGCCCTTTAGCCTGAAAAAGAACCTCACCCTTATCGGGCTTACGTGTGCTCACCATACCAGACAAGAATGGCGCTTTCTCAGCATCAGTGCCAGTAGCTACTGTACCATTCAGTCTCAGGTACTCACCACGCGCAGAGATATTCTGGTCTGAGAAGCGCATCTGGGTACCCTTTTCAGGGTCGAACTTACCCCAGACAGGTGACCACTTAGAGGTATCAAGACCACTGCCAGTAAAGTTATCGAAGAAAATCTGCTTAGCCATGCACATATAGTATCATCCCCCTACCGAGTGTTAGTCGATAGGGGGATGAGTCCTCATGAATTATGAACCCTCATGTAAGGCCAGTACCCGAAAGGACGAACCCTTCAGTTACTTAATCCCGAGATCAGAGGCGCGCTGTCTCAGGCCGTCAATCACAGATGGTCAAAAGGTCGCTGCTCCAAAATCTCTTCCATCTTATGACCCGGAACGGTGTAAACGCCCGGCGAGACGACACCATAGGTCATGGGCTTAACCATCGTCACAGGAGCCTTCTCGACAATGCCCTGGTCGAGAAGAGCAATCAACTCAGCATCCTGCGTGGTGATCGTGTAGACTCCGGTTCGAGATTCCTGGGTGATGGTGGTCTTCATCTCGTCATTCTTAATGACAGACGAGTAAGCACCCTCGAAAGCCTTGCCCAGCTTGACTGCGAGATCGACAATACTCATTGTTCCTCCTTGCTTGTTGTTACGAGGCCAGTGTATCAGCCTTCAGCGCCCAATCCAGCTCTTCATTGAGTTCTTCCTCATTGCTGCACCACTGAGCTGCCTTAAGGACATCCTGTAGAAACTCATCCCAGAAGCGTTCATCCGAAAGCCAAGTGTATTCCTTATTTTCTTCAATAAGCTCTGTTGGTTCCTTGAACTCAGCTTCATGCAACCAAGTAGTGAACACAGGAAGATTGATGTCAATGGTCGTAAGGTGCCCCCAGTCGGACCACCAGCCCTCGATAGTATAGCTTTCACCGAAACTGGTGGTAAAGGTGTACTCAGGGTGGTCGAGCATACCTGTATACATACACATATCGCACGAACCGTCAATATCTTCGTAAGTGTTTGAGTCGAAGTCAGTAAGACGCAACTTCATTTTGTTTCTCCTTTCTGTCGTGCTGCTACAGGACTCGAACCTGTCCCTCTGAGTCTTACTCAGCGTGCTGAACCCCTTACACTAAGCAGCTTGCCACCTGACCAGGGTGGCCCAGCTTTTCGATGAGGGTGTCTTGGTCGGGACACTTTGTGCTATCGAGCAACCTCATCGTCAAGCGCTCCCAGACTAGGACTCGAACCTAGTCCGACAGGGCCAAAACCTGCCGTGCTGCCATTACACTATCTGGGATAAACCCAGGCAGTCCCGGAGGACGCCTGGGAACTAGATGTCACTTACCAAGCATGTGACTGTAGGCAATACTGCCCGTCGGAATGGTGAGACTCGAACTCACGGCCCCCTGGTCCCAAACCAGGTGCGCTACCTACTGCGCTACATTCCGTTGGTGGGGATGCTATCAAGCCGACGTAAACAAAAATCAACAAAAAGGTTGTCGGCCCTTTGGTGCTACCACGGACGTAATCCCCGTTACGGTGTCCGGCGCATCCGCTTGATCAAAGCGGCAGGAGCTAAGTCCTAATCATCCAGCATTGCCCGGTCACATGGTGGTCCCCTCGGTGAGAATCGAACTCACACTCCTTTCGGAACTCGATTTTGAGTCGAGCGCGTCTGCCTGTTCCGCCACAAGGGGTGGTGCCTCTAGCTTGGTGAAGCGACTGTTGTAGTTAAGTAACAGACCCTAGAGGCTATTCAGTTGTTATGTGTTTAGTATAGAGTCACTTTTTCTGAGCTGTCAACTCCATACTAAGTGATGTGTATCACGGCTTGTAGTAGACCATGATACGTCGGCTACCCGTCATCATGCCGACAGGTAGGAAGGCGAAAATCTGGGTGCTCGTGTAGAACTCTTCGAGAGTACATGCGCACCAACCGTTAGCAGTGCGTGCATAGGTCTCAAAAGAACCGCCGATGACTGACCCAATAGGGAACTTGTCGAGATCGTCTGGGGACTTAATGGACTCGAACTGCATCATTCCAACCCAGGGTCGATGACAGTAGCGATATAGTCGTTATCCTCGTACTCATTGATGAGCTGATTAACAAGGTCGAGATCGCTCCACAGCTTCCTAGAAACAGACAGCGCAGTACGAACCCAGAAACCATCGTTGACCTTCAGAAAAGGTCCAAGCGTGCCTGAGATAACGACACTGCCTCGGTCTGTGATAGCTGCAAAGTCCACACAGGACTCAACATCTCTGACATTCCCCAGGCCGTTTGTATCTACGAACCACACCTTCAGCTTGGTAATAGGCATATTGCGTAGCTTCATAAGGCCCGCCTGTGTTTCGATGTAGAGCTTAGTAAACTCATTGTTATCCATTGTTGTTCTCCTTCCTACTCATTAGACCATGAGGTGCGATGACTACATACTCTTCTGGACCGACATCATTAAGGATGTACTCTTCTAGTTCGTAATCCTCAAGCCTATTACCATCTGGATCACCGTCCCACCAAAATACGTCTGCGGTCCTTGTGTACTTCTCCCAGCAGCTACCCTTAACGAGAGTCAGCACCACAGCATGTTCTCCCAAATCTTCCAGCATAAAGTGTTGCCAGCCCCAGGTCTCATAGTTAATTGCAAGCATCATTCTTCTCCTTTCATTTCAAGAATAATTGCTTGCTTATCGCTGTTGTTGATCAGGTAAGCCATTTCGTAGCTATACAGGGTGATCATTACGACTTTTCCTGTTACGAACCACAACTTGCTGCGTCGCTTAAAGGTGATCGAGTTCCACTTCAGCTTCTTCACATCAGCGAGATCGACATCACCGAGGCCCGGCACGTTAATGCCAGGATTGTCATCTTCCTGTGCGTTGTCGCAAGCTGATTTAAGAAGGTCGTAGATCTCTTCAATACTCAGCATTGTTCCTCCAATGAAAGTAGTGCCTCAGCGTATCCTTTTACAGTGAACCAGCTCATGTTAGAAGGGTTATTATTGTATTCGCCGGTTGCAATATCAAAAATCTGTTGAAGTAGAGAATGTCCAAAATTATCCCTCACTGACTTTCCACCTCCTTTCTATCAATTTCCAGCATCATGTTCGCAAACATCTTTACGGTGCCCCAGTCTTCGGCTGGGTCATTAACACACTGTGAGTATGCAATAGCATAAATATCAACGACAAGTTGATATTGGTGATAATTTAGTGCATCTGATTCAGGTTCCTCAAAGATTGGCATGATCTTACAGAAATCTCCAATCTTATACCACTCAACATTATCCTCGTGAGTATCAGCAATCCGACCAATTTCCTTGATTAACTCTGCCAGCTCAGCGTTCATTATTTCTCCTTTCTCCGCTGTCGGTGTATTTATACTAATCCACTCTGACTACATCTGTCAACAACTACCCACGTGACGTGTACCACATCATTGTGAGTGTAAATAAAACCCCTGTACCTTAAGCCAAGCACAGGGGTTTTATCGGATCAGAGATCCATCAACTGGTAATGACCAGTCTAGCACAGCAACAATCCGGTGTGCAATACTAGTTGAGTGTGAAGTGGGTCACGGTAGTAGACCAGGTATCCGACCCACCAACGAATCAGCGACATCATATGGAGTTACACCCTCGTCGGGATACATAAAGGACAAAATCTCATCCCAGCACACCCCGTCATAGAGGCCAAGCTCGTTAGCTGCTTGCGAAGTGACTTCAGCCTCTAGCAGCTCCTTCAGACGGTCCTCAGTAATGACGAATCTACCAGCACCAATGTACTTGATACCCTCGATCACGGCAGCACCTTCCACCCTTCACCGTCACCGATGTCTTTCAACATCTCAGCGTCAGAGTGAGCCTGGTTCGACCACATGTCCTTCCCATGAACCCAGTAGTACTCCAAGTCATCACCAATCGACTTCAGATAACGAATGTCATCAGGGTCGATCAGGATAGTTCCGGTTGCAAGCCTGTGGAACGGAATAGTCAGCTCGCTGAAATGGATAATCATTCTCGATTCTCCTTTGCTCCAACAAGACGATACTTAGCAATCGCGTAGTCGTCCTTCTCTTCACAGGCGAACTGACCAATACGACCAATACCACCCCAGCCCATCTTCTCAGACAGGTAAGCGTGGACGATCTTGTACTTACGGCCACTACCAGTTTTGATGCTGCCCGTCTTCTTGTTGAAAATCACGTAGATTTCCTCAGCAGGTTCAATCATCAGTTCTCATCTCCGCTCGTCTGAAGGTCGATATCCGACAAAAGAGTTTCAGGACGGAACGCAACCTTGTAGTGGAACGTATCGACATCAGAACCGTCCATCTGCTCCACAAAGTACGTCACATTATCGCTAATCCCAAGATAGTGCTTCTTGTACTCACTGTCGCCCGTCTTGCAGGTGACTTCCAGCTGGTTGTCTTCCTTGTCCTTCGTGATCGAGCACAAACCTTCGATGCTCAAAAGGTACTTGTCCGTGATGCCATTGACGAACACAATGCGTCGCATCACCTTGAAGTTGTCGCTCTCATAGCTGATATTCCGTGAGGCAGTATCAGCCGCGTTACATGCAGCCAGTGAAAGCGCCGCAACAACAACAGCGACAGGCGCAAGAATCTTACTCTTCTTCATCATTTCTCCTTAGACGTGAACACCATAGTAAAAGACACAACCAGCAAGGCAAGCAAGAGACACACAGAGCATAATCGTGCCAGCCGCAATGACCTTAGTGCCCCAATCGTAGACCTCATCGAGCATCATCCCGAGAAGTGCCACTGCAAAACTGAGGATAAGCAGCCCAACAGCAAAAGTCAACATTACTTCTCATCTCCCTTCTTCGTAAACAGTTTCATAAAGTCGTGATCGTCTTGATATTCCTTCAAGAAGATGTTGTTTGCGACAGCCAGCAAGCCAATAGGCTTGAGATCATTCTCCGTATCCAGGAAGAAGTTACGGTACTTGATAAACCGTCCGTCCAGAACTGTCTCACCGTTCACAGCATCACGACACTTTTGCAGCGCATTGTTGTGTCGCTCGGCAATGTCGTTGATCTCCGGCTGTCGGAAAGCGACAGACATTGCCTCCTTCTTCAAGTGGTTATCGCCTTGGATGGTGTGGATAAAATAAGCACTATGTTCCAATGGAAAGTCATTGTCTGAAGGCACAAAACATGCGTTATGTGCCTTTACAAAGCTGAATGTGCCTTCCTCGAAAAACTCAAGATCGACAATCCAACCGGCAGGAAGTTCATCCAGAGCAGCCTCAAGCACCTCCGTGTTATGAACCAGATCAATATGTTCAGTATCAACTGTCACTAGCATTTTGTGTCCTTTCTTTCATAATGTTCTATGCTGTCAAAACCATCGAGCATACCGAGAATACGCGGATGCTTACTAAACCCCGGAAGATGCCCTATATCAGGATTGCCAACAACACCCTCAAAGAACCCTAAGATGTAGTCATCGGCCCACTTCCTGTAGTCCCTCATGGACGCATCCAACACTCGCTTCTTCAGCTTGGCATCGTAGCCATACTCATCTGAGAGAGCGACCCTCCAACAGTATTTAAGAAAACTAATAATGTCTTCTTCACCGACAATCGTGAGCTGGCCTGTGTATGCGTCAGATGCTAGGCACGTCAAACACCCGTACATCTCAGCAATACTCTTCAACGACTCGTTGATTGCCCGCGCATCCGGGTGATCTCTGTAGATTGCGTAGTACTCTGCCTGCGAGGGGTGCTTGTACTCGACACCGTACTCATCCTTCAGCACATCATTACCGAGTACGAACTCGCCTCTACGGAAGAAATAAGCGGCCAATTCAATAGGGTACCTCATGCTCCGATCACCCAGCGCACCACATAAGTAATAAAGACGATGAACGCGGAAACAGAGGCCAGTACATCGGGCCAGATTCTAAAGCCCATATCCAACTTATGCTTGTACCGTGCAAGACAAGCAAACCCAATGCTAACAAGAAGCCAGACGACAGTCAGGACAAGATGCAAAACGCTCATTACCAACTCTCCTTTCGATAGTAACCTGTTGAGTAACGGGATCAACTGCAATGGTTAGAATATGAACATGTGGATGTTCTTTAAGAGGTATTTCGACTTCTACCTCAAATGGCTCCGTCTCATTCCAAGCCTCTTCCAACTTTCTTAAAATGGTCATACCCGTGTTGAGAGGCAAATCGTAGAACAATCTTTGGATACCTCAAGGTGAGAACTCAAAGTCCCACTCGTGTCTTGTTAGCTTAGCCACGGCGCACCACTGTTACCACAGTACCAACACAAGCAGTTGGGTGTTTCGGCGCAGTAATCGCAGTCATTAGCCATATATGGCTTTTCTGCACAAATATCACACCAAACCATCAGTAAGCCTTATGAAGCAGGAACACATGATCAAGGTGGAGCAGAATACTTACAAACATCTCATCATGAGTAAGATTACCACCATAGCCACTCACCCAACCGTCGTTCCGCAGCATCCACTCGACACCACCGATAACGATGATGGACCCGGCAACCATGTCCCGCACGTCATCAGGTGTCGTGATCGTGGTACCTGTGTACTTACCGCTCTGATCGTTCAGCTTAAAAGGTTCCTCGTTGTTATGCAGCACTTTGTGCAAACCAACCTTTGCAGTGTTAACTGCAAAAAGAGCCTCTTCTAGCTCAGAGTACGCATACGTGTATCCTGCCAGCGTTTCTTCAATCGTCTGCATTTTCGTTTCCTTCCTCGGTGTCAGTTGCTGTCGTAGTTGTTATACGTAAGGTCGTTGCTGTCGTACTAAGCACTGTATTCATCAGCATCAGCATCGGAGGTACAAATGACATTGTTACATCCCCCAGTGAATAACCATTACCCTGTCACCATTGCGGCGTACAAGGTTAGCAAACTGCCCATCAGAGTACTGTTGCCCGTTGAACGTCACCCAACGATGGTCAAGCTCTTCGTTGACGGTGCAGAAAGCCTCCCAACCACCGCAGTTAAGCAGTGTCCCAGTCTCGAAGAGTTCGACAGGGTAAGCGACTGATTCTAGTTCTTTGTTAATAAGCTCAACTTCAGTAGCTCCCAGCTCTGTTTTGGGCTTGGTAAGTGCGTTTTCGAGCTTCTTACGGAACTCTTCGACAGCATCGTCAATCTCTTGCTGAATGTTGTTCATCTTCGGTTCTCCTTTACTTAGTGTCAGTCATTAACAAGCGTGATCGTTTCGTCTTCATTCAAGACGTAGAACAGGAACTCAGCTGTTGCACGGCACGAGCCTTCTTCATCCACCCACGAGCCTTCCAGCAGTGGAAGACCGAACTCGACACAGAAGAAGTGCTTAATGTTCTTGAAGTAAACGACAGTGCCGGGCTTCAGTAGGCTTTGATAAGGGCGGTTAGTGAAGACATCAAGATTGGGGTCGTAGACTGGCACTTCCTGTTCTTCGACAAGCCGTCCCATCCGTGCGTACTGTGTGGTAAGGTCCGTCTCCTGGAAGTCGTAATCAGTCAGCCAAACCAGCTTGGTGTCGGTGTTGTTGTCTTTGTCGCGCTTAGAGAGCGCATCAAAAAGCTGCTCACACGACAGGACATCACCCCTGCTCGACACCCACTTATCGCCAGGGATCGACATGTAGTTGGTCTCGTAGTGTGCTACGGAGGCGAGGACGACACCAGGCTTGGACGACAGGTCGGTGGGTGTGGTGATTGTGAACAGTCTGCCTGTGTAGTGCTCTCGTGAAGTAATCATTTGTTTTCTCCTTTCCTTCGATGACTTAATACTATCGAGTGAAGGGGTGAGAGTCAACAAGATAGCATGTGATTTGACCCACAAACGGGTATGAGCCTATAGGAAGAGTATGTACAAACGGGTATGACACTCCCTCCCTCTCTCCCTCTGAAAAGCATATGATTTTTTATTCATTACTCTGCATAATTATTCACCCCCTGTCAAGCACTTCCCCGCTAATTCCTACCAGCCTAAAACATCTAACCCCAGAGACAAACGGACCCCGGACCCGGACCCTAAACGTGACCCGCGTCACGCCTAACACATACTAAAACCAACCACGGGTCAATTAACAAAACTTAGGTAAGCCTAAGTTAACTTAGCTAACCTAACTTAGGCTTACCTAACTAAGCTACCCTCTCCCTAACTCAACTACACCATGCCTTACCCAAGCAACCACAACGAACTGCAACCAACTGCAACAAACTAGCAACATGCTACCCACCGAAAAATCACCCCGCGTAATACCCCCCTGAATCTATTGCTACAGTGCATACTCTATTGTGTCTATACACTCTGGCGTATAAGCGTAAACGTGCATTTCACGTTTACGTAATGCATTATGCATTGTAACAAACTAATTTCTATACTAATACACTTATATACTATATATATATATTTATTATTTATATTAATATATTTCTTAAACACATACCTAGGCGTCACGCGCGTAGGCGACCCCCTCCCCTGGTTTTATTTCAAAGTTTTAATCTTTCAACCTTGAAACTTTCAAAGTTTGAACTACCCCCTCCTGAATTGTCCTAACGCCCCCTCTAAGCGCCTATCACCCCCTCTAGGCTACCCACATACCACCCACACCCTAAAACACGCTCAAACAGCCTTCTAGACACCTTAAACACGATGCCAGCAACCAACCACAACACACCAACCCCCTAAAACCCACCCTAACCACCCACCCACCCCATGCGACTAGCACATATCCAAACAACATTGCAACACGTGTCCATATGTTGGACTGTAAAGCAAACATGACACGCATAAAAACTCTAACAACACTCACGCCGGCGTTAGCGAACTTAGGCTTACCTTACTACGAAAGAGTAACCACTATCACACCCTCATGATATTGACTTTCTCCCTTCCAGGGTATAGACTGCCAGGGTCACCGCCTTACCTAATGCCGATACACAACAAAGACAACAACACTAAGCCTTGACATTTAACAAACAAAGTGCTATCGCGTACGCGCGCGCGTTAAAGAATAGGCAAGCAAGGCCCGGCCCTGTCGGTAGGTACCCATAGCACCAAGGTGTGACGCACAACACTATTTATCAAGTTGACAACGTACTAGCAACCCACTATTCTTTAAGTATCGGCAAACGAAACAGGGCAGCGGTTAGGCCCCAAAGTAGTTTTGTCCGCTTGATCTTTGTAAACTAAATTACGTGGAAAGTTCAACGGCGACCTTGGCAGGGTTGCCCCCGTTTCCACTGGCTACGATGCAAGGCGCTAAAACTGTTGGTTAGGTCACAACAATAGGCGCGGCGCATACGTTAGGGGCCGCTAGATTGGGCCGCGCTAACGCGCGGTGGTTAGGTTCAATTCCTGACCGGCTCACCAATTTTATGAACAACCAACAACCCAATTGACCGGAAGGTTAGAAAAATGATCCGTTCGTTTGCATGTGACTATGAGACGCTTAAGCGACTCGCAGAAATTGAGACCGACGCAATTCTCAACCAAGGTGACGCCGAAATGATCGGCGCTGTTGAGGGCCGCGAAATTGCCTTACAGACAGTGCTAGGTGAACTTGAGCGCGCCAGGGCAGTTGAAGCCAAGCGCAAAGAAACATTTGATAGCGCTTTTAACTTTGCGATTAAGCTCACTGTCGCAGTGGAAACGGGCCGTCTTGGCCTATCGCCGTCCGAATACAAGGAAGCACATAACCTACTTGAAGCGCTTAACCAGTTCGCTAAGCACCTCAAGTAACCACACACACACACACACACACACACACACAGAAAGACTAGAAAAATGCGAGACACAACCCACGCAATTGTTACCCGATGGACTGAATACCGTACCACTAGCGGCCGGTGGTCCCGTATCCGACACGATGTTACTGAAGAAGACTTCAAGCCACACAACCTGCGCTACTTTTTCGATGCAAAGGTCCCGGGCGAGCGTCGGCAATACACGTACTTCAGTCAAGGCTACCTGCCCTACCGCGTGACTGTTCCTAGTCCCGATGGAAGCGAGCGCTGCGTTTACACTTTCGAGTATTACACAGGCCCGCGCGAGGTCACAACGTACACATACGAGGACTAATTAAGTCTTCAAGGTATCCACGCCTTAAGGGTGAGTATAAAGCCGGGTTCAATTCCCGGGCGTGGAACGATGCGCAAACAGCGCACAAACCACCAACAAGCTGGAAGGTTAATGGACATGGCACACACTTTCAAGACTGACCCTTGGCACGTCAAGGAAGCGCGCGGGGTCGCATGGCACCCCACGCAGTTCGCCCGCGAACACTCTCCCTACACTAAGGACCACCGTGCCCTGAGCAAGCGCATTAGGGCGCGCGAACGCCGTGAGATGGAACGCATTACCCGTGACCTGTCGGCATGGGATGAGTACTACCCTACGGGCGCAACACTGCGAGAGTTCAACGGCGAAACTGACTCGCACGCATGGATGGGCTACTAGGCAGTAGCGACCGACAACAATAAACCAACGGGCCGTTAGGCCCGTCCCCACACAGAAAGACTGAGACAATGGGTATTCTTGACGATATTGATAGCGCCGCGTATGACATTATGGCGGGCCGCGTTGGCGACGGGTTCCTACCTGTCGCACGAAACTTTAACATTGCGGCTAACCACAACCACCCGATCCGCAATCATCGCTTTGACGTGTACTCTTACACAACGCGCGTTGCAATGGTGAACAAGATTGAAAATAACGACTGGGATACGTTTGTCCATCGTGACGCTTTCCACCATTCCACTACCACTAGCAGGCATTTGCGCCGCTTTGTGTCGGCAATGGTTGGCCGCCGTGTTGACTGGGATGCGCTTTATAAGGCGTGCGACCGTGAGTGTGACAATGAGGCTATTAGCGGTAATGGAGCGCAATTTATCAACGTTAGGGAGGTCGCCTAAATGACTATCAACAATGCCCTGTTGTCGGTGTATCCTAACCAGATTATTAGCGAGTCTGTGCAACTTGGTTCTAAGCTGTATCTCACGATGAATCACAATGACCTAGCGCGCAATTGGATTAGCTACTGGGTAGCTAGGGAGGACACAACCGAAATTATCTTCAAGTTTAACCCTAGCGGCGTTGTCTACGTTTACAAGGACGTTACGCTAACGCCCCATGAGAAACGTGTCATTGGGAAGATTATCAGCATGTGGCGGGACAACATGCGCCCTGACTGGCAGACTTTCGAGAGTATGCGCGCGCATCCTGTGTGCATCGAGTCAGACACAACGCTAGTGCCTGTGGTGCACAACACACTCTGACAACTTGACAACAACAGATCAACAACCTACACTAGAAACATAGGCGCAAAGCCTACAAACCAACGACAGAAAGCGAGACACAAACCATGCGAGTCAATAAAAACACTATGAACGCTATCAAGACTGCCACAGCGACTAAGATCACATTTCGAAAGATGGGAGCCGACTACGGCGATAATCCCAGCGTGCTTGCCGCTATTGACGCGGTGGTCACTGCCCTCGATGGGCTGTCGGATGCGGTAGTCATGAGCGAGATTGAAGCCTAACAACTGTTCCTAACGGAACATCCCGGCCCTGTCGGTAGGTAAATGTGGGTTCAACTCCCACGCCGGGAACGATGCTAACCAAGGTGGTTAGCTTTCAACACAACTGAAGGGTAAGATCATGTTGTACAATGAATACGCATACCAGGTAGCTAAGGCTCTCAGTTACCCTGAGCTGACTGTCGAGTTTGCCGCCGACGTTATCAATGGCAACGTTTACGGTAGCGAGATTTGGGACGAGGTTTGCACCATGACCGGGGGTTGGTGCAATGATGCTAACGTCTTTGTCGCGTGGGACAAGATGGGCCGTCCCGATGAATGGGAATATCTTGAACCAGACTACGATATCGAGCGGGACCCGGCCCGTAGGCGCGCAATGGTCGCTAACGCCCGTATCTCTGCAATGGCTGAATGTGTGGCAGATGCACTTGGTTATGTTGTTGACGAGATTATCGTTAGCGAAAGTTGGACTGTTAGGCCCGCTAACGAAATTGAAGCCGAAACGGATATGCACGGTATCGGTTGGTTGGAATATGGTTGCGGTGCGTTGGACTGTTACGTAGAGTCTTACCTGTTTAAGCCTAGCGGAAAGTGAGTGAAAAATGTCTATCCCTGAATGGCCTGTTAAAAACCCATATGAGGATGCTTGGAAAAACCTTAAACAGGCTATGGTTGAGGCCGCTATCTACGAACTGGCTAAGGAACTAGAAGAAAGTGAGAACTAACATGTTGCCTAATTGGTATGGTATCCCTGATATCGGCTTTGAATGGCGCGGTGCTTGGAATGACCCTATCTTGCATTACAAGGGGCGCATTTTCAATGCGCCTGATATTGAGGGTGCATTGTGGGATAACCATCTGGAAGACGGCGGCAACCCTAATAATCACGATGAATGGGAAAGTTACGTAATGCACAACGCTATCAATTACTTGGAAGACGTCATCTACTTTACAGAAAGTGAGTAACAAAATGTTGGTGGTTATCCTACTGGGTATTATGGCTATGACCTGGTTTGTTTATGCGGGTACTCAGGCGAAAACTAACATACTTTGTTTTTTAAGTATGTTTAGCGCATTTATATGTGGTTTGTGTGCCATTATCGGAATTGATTATATGCGGGGGTTCTAACATGTGGGAAGAATTGCTGAGTGTTATTAGTGACCGTTACTACCCGCTAGAGTCCATGCAGGAACGCGTGGCAGGGTACGTTAATCCCGAAACAGGCTGGGACCTGTCGCTAATCAACCCGTGGTTTACTGAGCGCGGCTACGAGTTTGTGGGATACCTTGACCTGTTCTCTGAACATGAGCCTAGCGGCGTGTACGTGAACGTAGACGGCTACGTATGGCGTTGTCGCACAAACACGCATGACAACAGCCTATGGTATTATTCTGACTCCGTAATGAGTTGCGGAACTACTACCCTTGACGATTTTAGGTACTTGCACGGTTACGCACATATGTTTATCTGGGACCAAGACGAACAAACGTGTAACGTAGTTCACATGGCAGAATGACTGCCAACTTGCTAATCTTTAATTATCAGAAGACAAACAACCAAGCGAAAGCGAGAAAACAATGATTCAGACACAGTTCGCACACACTGTCACTATCCCCGATGAATGGGAGCATAACGGGCACACTTTCCAAGTGTTTCAGGATATTAATAGTGAGTGCCCTACTGAGTGGATGGACAGTGGCAATGCACTGTGTGTCATTGGAGGGCCGCATGGTTGCATCTTGCACCGCCCTGCCGAAACGGATTGCCCGGCAATGTGGGGATTTGACAACTTCTATGAGGAACACGGTAGGAAGCCTACTCAGGAAGAATGGGAGAATCTTTGCCCTGACTACTGGGTGTACCTTGGTTGGCACACTCAACTAGATTCTAGGCTGTTTGCGGCCGCGTTCCGCAAAGATGCGTATCCTACCAACCCTTGTGAGTCATGGGTCCATGAGTACAGTCTTTGGGCAGACGGCTACGTCTGGGTGGTATCAGATACAACCACGGGTGACTCTCTGGCGGGTATCTATGCCGATAGCGAGGAAGACGCTATCAAGCACTACACCGAAAACTATATGTGAGAAAGAGGGAGAAACAATGCCTAGAATTGACATGCTACCCGCTATTGCCGCTGACTGGGACACTAAGTTTTGTTTCAGTTCTGAAGAATTGGGGGTTAGCAAGGGAGAATATGACTACGTGACACGCGGCGGCGACCTCCGTATCCGGGAAGACTTTGAGACTATGGCCGCTGAAGCTGTGGACGATCTGCACAAGCCTATCACCGTGCTAGGTAAGACTCTCAAGGCGAGCGATATTGCTAAGGAGATGCTTAGCGACGACTGGGAGGCATACGTCAACAGTTGCATTGCTCACCTAATCGCAATGGAAGAAATTAAGGAAGTCTGGTAGTGTTCGCAGTCGCCTACTACACCCTGTTCCTACTGGCTATCCTTACCCCTGTCGGCGCATACTGCCACCTCGTAGAACGAAACAACAACAACGAAAGTGAGAACAACAATGAACACTGAAAACCTCGTCAATAAAATTACCAAGCTCAACGCTGAGATTAGCGCGCTGACTGAAGCACGCGACGCACTCAAGGCTGAGCTGTGCTCGCAGTTCAACGCGGGCGACAAGATTCAGGTGGGAGACACTAAGGTCACGTTTGCAGTGCGACAGACGATTAACGCCGCCGCTGTTGAAGCACTGCCCGCGTTTAAGAAACTGCCAAAGGCTGTGCGTGAGAGTATGTACGACAAGCCTAAGCTCAACACTCGCAAACTTGCGGCGCTTGATCTTATTGATCTGGGACCCGCTACTACTGTGAGTGACACGTACGCGACGTTCCGATGAATTGGAAGCAATACGGGACGGGCGACGGTGGATACACTGTCGAACAGGTGGAAGCCATCGCCCGTTCCCTTGAGGAACAGGAACTGCAAGAATATTCAACCATGTGGCTTGAAGCGGTACGACAGATGCGGGCCGCTGAGATTATCCACAAAAACCTAGGCGTGGGAGCTGAGGTCGAACTGCCTAACGGCATGTCAATTTATATCGAAAACAAAAACGGAATGAGGTACTAAGAATGTTTGCACACTACGTATTGGACGGGGTTTTCTGTTGGCGTGAATGTGAACGTGATACGTTTGACGAACTGTTCTGCGCGCGTGAAATTGGGGACTACCCACGCTCCAAGGATAGCGAGACGGACTACTACAACGCTTGGGAATATTGGGCGAACAGTGACATGTTCTGGGAGTGGCTTATTGACCATACTAAGGAATATGGTTTTGTTGACTACGACAAGCACCCACAGAACGGTACGTTTATGTGGGTTCAAGCTGAAGAGATGCTTGTGGTTCAACCTAATGATGGGCCTGTCGAACTGCCTACGGATATTGTCGCTACGTTTGACCGGGACAGTCTGTACGAAACTGAATACGCGGAGGGCATTGTCCGGGACGGCGTGTTCTACGCCACGATTATTGCAAGGGAGCTTGACTAATGATCATGGAAGACAACATAGAACAGGCGACCGAGGAATACAGTCTCGCGTGCTATGGGGCCGTGCGACGCGCTATTAACAGTGTCACTATCGCGTGGGAAGCTGAGACGAAAAACTACCTGCGCAATAACGGCTATGACATTTGGGTTCACCTGCCTAATGGTGAACTGCGTGCGCACGCCTGTGTTTGTAGGGGAGACTATTGGAGCTACACACTCTATGACGATGTTGATATTCAGCGGGAAGTACAAGCGGCGTTAGACACACTTAGCGCTCAAGTTGTACTGAACGCAATGTTCGCCCTCAAGATAAACAACATTAACCAGACAACCCGTTGGAGGATCTACTAAATGACATTCAAGCCGCGCCATTACCAGGAACGCGTACTGGAAGGACTGGCGAACTCTAAAACGCCTTACACGGGCCTAGTAGGCGCGGGCCTCGGTACGGGTAAGACTGCAATGAGCGTGTGGAACGCGCTTAATGCTTTTGGTAGTGCTATCGGGGAGCAGATTATCCTCATTGTCGCCCCTGTCCGTACCGAGAGTGGTTGGCGCTCGCACTGGAAGACGCTTGCGGGCATTGACATGCGCACGCTGTCTGGTAAGAAAACCAAGGCTGCACTTGCAGTGTGGGACGATCTGGAAAACCTTACGCCCGGCGTGTACTTTATTACGTGGGAGCTGATGCGCTCGCGGAATAAGGAAAAGCGCTGGGACGGACGGGCCAAAAAGTACGTTTACAAGTCAATGGCTAAGCCGTTCTATGGTGTCGAGTTTGGTATGGTTATTGCCGATGAATGGCATCGTGCGTGCAACCACTCGTCGCTCAACTTTGACGTGGCACGGCATATTAAGGCGCAGTATCGCCTCGCACTGTCGGCAACGCCCGCTGGGAACAAGCCCTGCAACATTTGGGCCGCGCTCAAGTTCCTATGGCCTAACCACTACGGTGGTTACTGGGACTTTTGCGAAAAGTTCTTCAAGGTGGAAGTCAACCCTTGGAGTGCATACGGGAAAGACTTTTCGGGAGAGCGCTCCCCCGGCATGGTCCGCCGTGGAGCGCCGTCCTATCATGAGGTCTCACAGGCCGAGGCTAACCCTGAACTGCCCGGCGTGATTATTCACCGCGTGGAAGTGGAACTGTCCCGCGCGCAGCGTAAGGCGTACGACGATCTGGAACAGAAGGCACTCACGTTCCTAGGAGAATACCCGCTTGCGCTGAGCATCCCGATGGAGCTTGACCTTCGTCTGCGACAGATGACTCTGGGAGTCCCCTCGTTCAATGAGGATGGGGCTGTTGATTACAAGGAGGACTGCAAGTCTTCCAAGCTGGATGCAATGATGGATATTATTGCGGACCTGCCTGAAGATGAACCTGTCGTTGTGTGGGTGCATAGCCAGAAGTTTATTAAGGCGGCGCTGTACCGTCTGAAGAAGGCCGGTATCAAGGCTATTGAAGTTTCTGGCAAGTCGCGTGGTGACTTCCATGCCATGATTAACGGGGACGTGCGTGTTATTGTCGCACAGCACGAGGCCATGTCAGAGGGAGTTGACGGACTTCAGCGAGTCTGCCATACTGAGATATGGCTGAGTCAGTCTAACAGCCTGGTGATTAACGAACAGGCGACGGGACGACTTAACCGACAGGGGCAGACTACGGCTGTTAATCGTTTCCTGATTCAGGCGACTGACACAGTAGACGACCGTGTTCTGGGACGCTTGCAGGAGCGTTTCGACAAGCTCAAGGCATCTGGGCTTATCTGAAACAACAAACCAACAAACAGAAAGAGAGAACAATTATGTGCGATTACTACAATGACACTGTTAGCAAGCTGAACGCAAACCGGGAGAAGAAGGGTAAGGCCCGTTACATCCCGCTCCTGTTCTGTTTCGCTTTCGTGATTACGGGAGTTTGGTACCCAGATTACTTTATGTGGGTTGTGTACGCTTTCGCGGCTTACATGGCGCTGATCGTTGGGGCGCTTATCCTCGTGGGACTTATCCTGCTTGCGGTGCGGCTTATGGTCCGTTATGCAAGCAATCTGGAAAGCTGGGACTGAGACATGGAGATTATTCAGTTCAACCACAAGACGGTAGCAAACCTGCTGAAGAAGTCGGTAGAAGAATACTGGCTTGACGACAACAAGGATGCCTATATTCGCTTCACAGATGGGAGCATCGTGTGCATCCATCTGCTTAAGTATAGCTGGTCGACTTACGTGACCCTAGATAAGCTGAACGGTGAGAGGCGTAGTAGGAGTTTCCAGGACGAGCAAAGCGTGTGGCAGATTATCTGGGACGAGGACGAGGACGAGCCGTACACCTCTCGCACCGTGGCAATTTACTTCGACAATGCGCGCTACTACTACCACGAAAACTACTACGACTATACGAATCTGGAGTACCTTCCAGTCATTGAGTTCCACTACTACGAAAAGGGAGAAGAAGTTGCCCGTAACGATTCGTGATATTTACGCACCGCCGCTTGGTTTTGGTTGGGAGAATCTTCCCACCCGTTACGTCAAGCGACAGTATCTTGATATTGAAGACGGTCTTGTCACTGCGCCTAGTGGTGCGGTCCTGGGTACTGGGACACTGCCTAACGGGCGGCTTGCACTGATCAACGACAGGGGCACTGTGTGTGCTCAGTGGTGGTCCGCAAAGGATGAGATGGTTGTCGTTGACCCGTTCGACAACCGGGTGTTTGTCGTGCCTAGTGTTAACGATCTGAAGTGCAATGCGCGGGAGATGACTTCGGCTCAGATCGACATCAAGGCGGCGCGCCCCCTGGACCTGTCGATCATGTGGACCGACCCCGTTGCGGGCGAGTGTGGTTTTGACCGGGACGATCTCTCGATTGGTGAGCACCACTACTACACAGACCGTCTGAACGGTACTGTTCTCCTAGGTCTCGTGGAAGACGTGGACGGTAACTACGTGGTGTCCCGTAACTCGGTCCTGTGCCGTCTGCTGCGGTACGTAGATGGGGACCGTTTCGCCTTCAGTGACTACCGTAAGAAGGCTATTCCGGGACTGCTGAACGATAATAGGGGCCTGTCGGACTTTGCCCGTAAGGTGCTGCTGTGGGCTAATAATCTGACTGATGAGCAGCGGGAGATTCTTTCCAAGTGAGAGAGTACATTAAGGCAGCGCGGGACGAGGCCGCTAAGTCCCGGTGCGACCGTGCCCATGTGGGGTGTGTGATCGTTGACCGTGCAACGGGACAGGTTGTGTCTCGTGCGTTCAACGAAACACCACACGGCCTTGAGCCGTGCGACACGGGAGGCCACCGGATTGTGGACAACCACTGTGTTAACACTGTTCACGCGGAACGTAACGCGATCAGGAAGATGACAGATCATGGGAGCGAGTACACGCTGTACGTGACCCACTACCCATGCCAGGGTTGCGCGCATCTTATCTCGTCCTGTCCTGAGATCGTGGAGGTTGTCTACCTTGGGGACTACAACAATTCCAGTGAGGCAACGGCACTGTTGAGTGGCCTGTCGAAGGGAGTTCATCGTGGGGAAGAATAAGCTGATCCTTCAAGTTCCACCCGGGTTCATGTTTACCGACATTGAGCGGGACAAGGTGGGTAAGACACGATGGGAGGTTAATTCTGGCTCGAATAAGATCGTGCGCCACACTTCGTGTATCCCGATCTTCGGGACACGTGAGATGTGGAAGGTCGTTGAGGAAGGCGACTTTCTGGTTTTCATTGAATCGCCACTAGATGACCTCCATTATTACGCTTGGAACCTGCATGTCATGAAGGAAGGGCAGTACAAGGAATGGGCAAAGAATGAGTGAAATCTACGACAACATTATCCGGGAGCTGACTAAGCCCTCGGAACGCGACAAGCAACGTAAAGTTGGCCCGTCTGAACTGGGAGACCTCTGTGAGCGCTGCCTGGCAGAAAAGCTGCTGGGAGTCCACCAGGAAGAGAAGAACTACCCTCTCGCACCAATGATTGGGACGGCATTCCACTTGTACCTGGAGAACACTATTGGTCTCGAAGGGTACTTGAAGGAAACTAAGGTCACTGTTGGTACGATTGAAGGGTATGGGTCTATTCGTGGCACTGCTGATGGTTTCGATATTGAAACAGGCCATGTTGTTGACTACAAGGTTCTGTCGAAGAAGAAGATCAAGGCGTTTTCGTCTGCAACGTTCTTCGATGAGGACCTGGAGCCTGAGTTCTATTCAGACTCGCTAACCGAAGGCCAATTGAAAAAGTACTATTACCAGATGCAGTTGTATGGTCTGGGTATGGAGAACGCAGGCTATGATGTAAATCACACTTCCCTGATTTTGTTCCCACGAGACTGTACGGTAGAATCTGTCATGTCGGCAAGCCACGAACTGTGCTCCAAGTACAACCGTGAAGCTGCCCTCAACGTCCTTGAACGTGCTAATCAAATCTTCAAGTGGGCTACCGAAAATCGGGACAACCTTGGAGAACTCGACAGCCATGCAGGCTGTTACTACTGCACGTTCAAGCGCTAACAGAAAGGAGAAACAATGGGAAAGTTTGATTCGTTCCTCAAGGGGACGAAGATCGAAGTGTCCGACCCTCGGAAGAACACCCCGAAGCTGAAGGTCCTGCTCTACGGCCCTTCCGGCACTGGCAAGACCTCGCTCGCATCGACAGCCAGCACCGTCGAAGAACTGGGACCTGTCCTCTACATTGACTTGGAGCGCGGCACCGCCCCCGCTGCCAAGTACGGTGATCTGGACAACATGCTTGTTGTCCAGCCTGCGACGTACAGCGAGTTCGCGGACCTGCTACTCAAGGTTAGTGGAGCCAAGGACGTACCCTTCAAGACAGTCGTCATCGACACCATCGACCGACTTCAGGAACTTATCAAGGTCCACTTCACCACCACGAAGCCCAATGACAGCTTTGCAATGTGGGCAGCGACCTATGACAAGGTGCTCGATCTCGTCAACAAGATCGCCTTCGATCTGTCGCTGAACATTATCTGCATCACGCACGAGTCCCGCGAAGTCACCGAGACTGAACGACTGTCGCTGATCGCCCCGGCGTTTGAGGGCAAGCAGAGCTTCAAGAAGCTCCCGTCGATCTTCGATATTATCGGTCGCATGACCTGGGAGGACGTGGGAGAAGATAGAAACGAACAGCTCATCACTGTTCTGAACGTCAAGGCCCCATCGAACATTCTCACCAAGACGAGGTTCGACAACATGCCTGCAATGGTCGGAAACCCATCCATGACGAAGATCGTGAACTGGGTCCACGAGCATTACGACACCAAGCCAGAAAAGGAGAATGATGACGACTAAGTATCTGTCGATTGACGAAGCGTCACAGCGTACGGGTGTCGGACGAACGACCATCCTGTACCGCGTCAATAACGGGAAGTTCCCCGAGCCTGACGCTATCGTTACCCACAAGCGGACCGCTACCCTCGGCTGGCTACCCGAGACCATCGAAGAATACAACACCAACAAGAAGGAGAACTGATTAACATGGCAATCAATTTCAACGAACTTATGTCCCTGGATGTCGCCGAGTCCATGTCCTTTGAGCCTCTTCCCGAAGGACAGTACAAGGTGACTGTCGATTCCTGTGAGCTGGGAGAGTCCAAGTCTGGCAAGGCCATGTATACTGTGGACTTCGTTGTCAACGAGGGCGACCACGCGGCACGACAGATTCGCTACTGGCTGGTCCTTGTCACCAAGAAGGGCCTCCACTGGGACCTGCCGAAGTTCTGCGAGGCATCCGGCAACGCCTGGCCTGAAGAGCCTGCTGGTCGTACCGAGGATTACTTTAACCAGGTTGCACTTGATCTGGTTGGTAAGACTGCGACGATCACCGTTGCGATTGAAGAGTCCGAGTACAACGGTGAGACTCGTGCCCGCAACAACATCAAGAAGGTTGAGTGGGACCAGGCCAAGGCCAAGAAGAAGTCCAAGGCATCGAAGATCGAACTCTGATCTTCACAGGCGGGCCGCATCTTGACAACCAGGTGCGGCCCGCCGTACTATATACAAGCAGAAAGGAGAGCAATGGACCTCAAAGAGTTCTTCCAAGCAGTCCTCCCAGCGGGCGAAGGCTGGACACCAATCATCCTCAAGGGGCCTATGGGTGGCCTCACCAACTTCCGCTGGTTCGAGCTGCCGACACAGCTCGACAAGATGGTGGCATACGCCGAGGCTAACGCTGATCTGGACGTGTACTACTCCCCCTTCCTTTACACCAAGCCACCGGCCCTGTCGAACACGAGGCACGCAGCCAAGGACAACGTAACTAAGGCAGCGTGCGTCTGGGCAGACGGTGATGACTGTCCGCTCGACAAGCTGAAGATCAAGCCGACAATCACTGTCCAGACCAGCGAGAAGCACTGGCAGGGATACTGGCTTCTGACCGACGCAGACGACCTGTCGAACGACATGCTCGAAGCCCTCTCACGAGGACTCTACGAAGCACACAAGAACGACGGCATGGACCGAGGCTGGCCCCTGTCCAAGAAGCTCCGCGTCCCCTTCACCCACAACCTCAAGAAGGTGAAGCCCTGGGAGATCACTCTCACCATTAACGATGAGGCTATCACCGCAGCGGAGTTCGCCGCCGAGTACGCGCCTGTCGAACGCATGGGCATTGAGGAAGAAGACTTCCCCACCGACATCCCCAGCATGTTTGAGGTGTTGGGCATGGTGAACCGTAGCTACATCACCGACCTAGCTACGGATGACACCTTCAACGACGACGAGGACCGCAGCTCGAAGATGTACCATCTTCAGTGTGCCCTCTGGGAAGAAGGTTGTTCAATTGTTGAAGCATTTGCCGTTGTGCGTGCCACCGAGTTCAACAAGTTTGAGGCAGACGGACGCGGCGACGGATACCTGTGGAAACAGATCAACCGTGACTACGCGCGCTGGAAGGCAGAACACAACGGGCCGACAGAAAATGACCTTGAAGCATCGACCCGTATCGGTGCCTCGTACCTCCTGAGCGAAGCACGCGAACTCACCCTTCAAGACGTGGACTTCTTGCACGAGGGCGAAGAAGAACCGATGGGACTGTTTGTCGATCAGTTCGCAGCATGGGCATCAACCAAGTCAGCAATGGCACCTAAGCAGTTCCACTACGCGGGCGCTCTCGCTATCCTGTCGTCCATGTTCGCAAAGTATGCGTTCCTCCCAACGAACGTACAGAAGATGCCATTAAATCTGTACTTCCTAGTACTGGGACGTACCACCCAGTCCCGTAAGTCCACCTCTCTGCGACTCGCTGAGTCCATGATGCGCGACATTGCAGTGGGTATCGGCAAGGGGCCGGATGCTTTCATTGCGCCTGAAGATTCAACAGGTGAGGCATTGTCTGCATACCTGCGTACCAAGCCGAAAGAGAGCGGCCTCTTCGCTATTGACGAGGTGCAGGACTTCTTCGCACACGCAGCTCAGAAGGGTAGTTATATGGCATCAATGATGCCATTCCTCACCAAGAGCTACGACGGCTACATTCCAGCTGTCGCACGTAAAGACAAGGGAGGCAAGGTTGCCTACCAAACTGCCACCCCGTACTACATGACGTTTTACGGGACGGGCATCTTGGACCAGGCCGCGAAGCACCTGACGACAGAGAAGGTCGAGTCCGGCTTCACGCCACGCTGCCTCGTTGTTATTGACGATAGGGACAAGTACATCACGTCATCCCAGGACGTGAAGCTCGTGACCGTGAGTGCATCAACAGGTAGGGTTGAGGACAAGCAGCGTGACTTCATGGTGTCGAACTTGATCAAGTCTGTGACCAAGTTCGATGTGGCTTTCAATGCTCGCCGTGCGCAGCGCATGGAGAATGAGGAAGTACGTATCCCGGTTGAGTTCGAGCCAGGTGTGTTCGAGCGCTGGATTGAGTTCTCGGAAGAAGCCAAGGTTCTTGCCGAGCGACATATGCTGAACAGTCGTGAGCTATTCCCTGGCACCGAGCGTATGACCTTCTCGGTGTTACGTATCGCCGCTCTGCTTGCCATGTATAACGGTCCAACGACAAAGGGCACTGTCGTTGTGACGATGCGCGAAATGCTCAAAGCTATTTCTCTCGCGTCCATCTGGTTGTCTTCTAATGAAGTGTTCATTCACCACGTGAAGAACAGCAACTTCAGTAACAAGGTGGACAAGCTCATCAACTTTGTTGCACGCACCGACAACGGCATGGTTTCGATTCCGAAACTCATGTTGAAGTTCCAGTCTGAAATCAGTGGTATGCGAGAACTAAAGGAAATCATTACATATGCCCAGGCACGTGGAGTAATCCAAGAAGTCGTGAAGGGGAAAACAAATAACGAACGATTCATTAAGTACACGGGAGGGCAGGTATGAAGATTCTGACTGAAGACTGTGACAAGCTGCCTGTTCTTGCACAGATTCTTCTTAGGCGGGCACTCGTGGTGTCTGGCCTATCAAAAGAAGCTCATGTCGAAATTACTGACGATGTGAACGATGAGGATATTAAGATCACCCTCGGCACTGTCAAGGGGTATAAGGGCAAGGCGTACAAGACGCTCTCGCCTAAGCAGATCGTCACTAACCCGCAGGCTGGTCTGTTCCTCGCTCAGGCACTACAATACGCCTACCTCGGTGCAGAGCAGCTTGGTCTGAAGCAAGGTAAGGACTGGGTGATCTGGCAGGGCGAGGACATTACGTTCAAGCCTGGCACTCTGATTGCGCTCGACATCGAGTCCGCAGGTGACATTGACGAAGACACTTTTGCTTCTGGCCGCATCCTGTCGATTGCCCTGTGGAACGGCAAGTTCGGTGTTGTCATCCCTGAAGAGCTTGCCGAGACTGACAAGGCAGCAGACCTCATTAAGCGTCTGTGCGACACCTGCACTGTCATCTGTCACAATGGCACGTTCGACATGCCCTACCTGTCGAAGCGCCTCGGTATTCGTGTGTACCATCATGAGGACACGCTGCTGATGCACTTCGTGCTCGACAACCTGGCAGGTGAGCATGGCCTGAAGCCTCTCGCTCGTCGCTGGTTGCGTGCTGAAGACTGGGACTCGGACGCTAAGTCTTACCTGAAGGGTGGAGCGTACTTCGAGAACATTCCTAGGGAAAAGCTCTACGAGTACAACTTGGCAGACGTGGTATGGACCTTCAAGCTGTACGAATACTTCCTTTCGATGCTCAAGAACAGTGGAAAGTACGACTACTACCGTTACCGTATGCAAGTCACGAAGGTTCTCAACGACGTGCAGATGAATGGTGTTGCAGTGTCGCTCGATGCACTCGATGAGCTGGAAGAGAAGTATAAGCGTCAGTGTGACGAGAACCTTACTGTCTTGAAAAAGTACGCGGGTGAGGACTTCAACCCACAGTCTCCTAAGCAGATCAAGGACTACTTCAAGTCTAAGGGTGTGTCGTCCCCGTCTTTCGACTCAGACCACCTGAAGAAGCTGCGACGCGAAGGCAAGGAGACCGAGTTCATCGACGCTCTGCTTGCCTACCGCTACGCAGCTAAGGTGATTGGCTCGTTCATTGCTAACGTGCGCCGTAAGGTCGGTGAAGACGGACGTATTCACCCGTACTACCTACCTCACGGCGCAAAGACTGGCCGTCTGTCTGCTAAGGGTCCGGCGATTCAGACGATGGGGCGTGACAGCGGTATCAAGCGTGCCCTTGTCGCTGCGCCGGGGTGCAAGATTATCTCGTGTGACTATTCTCAGGCAGAGTTGCGTACTGTCGCTGAGCTTGCGGACGACGAGGCCATGATTGCTGCTTTCCAGCCGGGCGCGCCTGACTTCTTCGATGATCTGATGACAAAAATCTGGCCCGAAGAGTTCCCGACAATCGAAGCGTATGAGGCTTTCAAGCACGAACATCCAAAGACTGCTAAGAACCGGCGCGCACTAGTCAAGAGTGTAGTGTACGGTTTGAACTATGGCCGTGGTGTTGCCGCTATTGCGACAGCCCTTGAGCAACCAATTGAAACTGCACAGCATGTTGTCGATCAATACCTTGGTGCCTACCCAGGACTTCGAGACTGGCAGGCACGAGTACGCCATAGTGTCGGACGTAAGGAAGAGGACAACGAACGTAAAACCAAGTTCGGACTCACTTTCAATCCGCTGTTTGTGTCGGACAACAACTACAGTTCGACACAGAATGAAGCACTAGCCTTTGTTCCGCAGTCAACTGCTAATGACATCTGCCTCAATGCAGCAATCAAGATCAACGAACAAGTAGGGAAGTGCGGGGCTAAGCTGATTGGCCTCGTCCATGACGCTACCTATGTCGAGTGCCCGGAAGAAACAGTTGAAGAGTGCTCGAAGATGATGGAGCGCGAAATGGCTAAGGCAGCGACACTAGTCTTTGATCGCGTGCCATTTGCTGCTGAAGCAGAGGTTGGCAATAACTGGGAGGAAGTGTGACAGACTACAGCCAGGCATATTGCATCAACGCACCAACAGAGTGGTTCTACGACTCAACACTCTACACCGAAGTTGTCAGAGCCTTCTGCGCACAATGCCCCATTAGAGAGCAGTGCCTCAAAGATTGCCTAGAAGCAGAAGAAACACCTGTGGACGGTAAGAAGTGGCGCTCAGGTGTCTTTGGTGGTCTTTCACCGACAGGACGAAATAGGTATGCTGGAACAAACTACAATGTTTTGAGTGATGACGGGATGGAACGAAATGACGACAGTAATAGCAATTGACCCCGGTGTGAACACTGGCCTCGTTGTGGCACGTGTTGAAGAAGAAGTGGAGATTCTACACTTCGACCAGTTTATCTGTGCGACACACACTGAGACAGCGGAACTCATCAAGCAGTACCTTGACGAGTACCCGCAGGCTACTGTCGTAGCTGAACAGTTCGACCTGCGACCATCCAACAAGTTCACAGCAGACCTCACACCTGTGAAGGTCAACGCAATCCTTGACTGGTTTGTCGATGACATCCACTACCAGACACCCGCTCAAGCTAAGGGCCTTGTCAAGGATGCGACACTGAAGAACCTGGGATGGTGGCTTACAGGTAAGGACGTGAACTATAAGGACGCAAATGATGTGAGAGACGCATTTCGACACCTCGTGTATTACCTGGTTCATGAGCTGAAGCACAAGTGGACACTCGACAACGGGTGGCCTAGATAGCGAAAACCCCCCCCCCGCAACCATCGACATTCTCCCGCCCCTGAGTCCTTATCCATTTGCTCAGGGGTTTTTTTTGCCTGTCGTTCAGGCAGCGGTCA